TATTCTCTTCTGACGGAACTCTAAAATCTTCAGGTACTTCTCCAGTACCAAGACGACGCATATTACGAATAGGAGAGCGACGATCAAAGAAACGGAAATACTCTTTTTGATTTCTTGGGTCTTTAATTAAGAATCTCACTCGACCAAAAGGTGCTGGTTGAATATCAAGAATCTCTTCGTAAACTTTATTAAAGTTATTCCACAAGAAGTCGCCAGTTTTTACATCTCTTGCTTTAGTAGGAGCCAGACGTCCAGCATTTGCTTCAACAAAAGCATTTATCTTAATTACTTCTGGGTTTTCTTCTACATAAGTTTTATCTTTTGGCTCTTGATTATCGTCAAGTTTTTCTTGTTCAACAGGAACGTTATCAATCTCTTTTGGCTCTTGATCGGCTTGGTTGTCACCAATACCTACTAAATCAGAATCAATAATTTCTTTTAAGCGATCAGCATATTTGTCATATGCTCCTTGATCTTTCCATTCAAAGTTTCCATCTGAATCAATCTTTGCAAATGGACCATCTTCTGGTAAACCGTTATCGTCATAAATCTCAATAGGTGCTTCTGCACGAGGACCACCATCATCAGGCTTTAGGAACATAATTCCTTCATCTAGCCAGTCCATCTCTGCAACGCCTTTTTGAAGTTTATCTATTTGATCAGCGGTAGGTTTGTAATCCCCAACAACTGCTTCTGGCTTTGCTTCTGGATTCTCGCGAGCATACTTAGCCTCTCTTGCACGAATCTCTTCACGAGGTATACCTGTGGCATCTTCAAGATCCTGTAATGACTCTCCAGCCATACGTCGATCAAATATTTCTTTATCAGTAATCTCAATCGCTACTGGTGAACCTTCTTTACTATTCTCAATCTTACTGAGAGTAAATGTTCTTCTATCTCCATTTGCATCAATTGCTCTTACATTCACATTTGAGTTTCTAGGGTTCTCAAATACCTCTACAGGAAGAACTAAACGCTCAGTGCCGTTGTAAAGGAATGCAATTTTTTGTTTAGCAGCAATTGCATCTCTAATCTGAGTTTCCAGCGGAACATCTCCATCAACAATCAAACGTATGGCATCGTCAGCAGGAACATCTACATCGGCTACGTCATCTACTTGACCAACTAATCCTTCTTCAATAATCTTTTTCAGTTCAGCGTTAGTATCTATGCCTTTAAGTTGAAGAGCATCTCTAACTGCTTCTCCTGGGACATTTACAACAAAGTCTTCTCCATCATCTGTAGGAAGTGCTATTACAGCAGCGCCTGGAACCTCATTGCCTGGTTCTACAGATCGACGTAACTCTTTTAACAAATCATTTGTAGCAATTTCTTGTGCTAAGAAAACAGGGTTATCTGAAAAACCTTCAGGAAGAACTGGATCAGGATTCTCTGCAGTTACTTCTTTCCATGCTGCAAATGGTTCTGGGCTAAGAGGGTTGTAGCCTTCTGGCATTTGTATCTCTTCGTTTTTAGGCAAGTATGGAATGTGATCTTTTGTTTCATTAAATTGATCTAATTCTTTTTCGCTAAGACCTTCTAGAAGTGGAGGAAGTGGAATTAAATCCATCGCTTTAGCATCAAACTTTGGCTCTTGAGTAGGAGGCTCTAAATCAGGATCTTGTTCTGTAACTTTCTTAAATGACTCAGCGAGTTCTGGAGTATTACCAGAAACAATCTCTGCCTTCTTTCTAAAATCATTTAATGCTTTCTCGTTATTATCAGCGCCAAGTTTTTTATCATAAATTTTTGCTAACTCCATAGGAGCATCAATTCCTGCTTCTTGTAGAGCAAAGAAAAGTGCTTCAGCAGGAACAAACTCATCACCTTTAGCAAAAGGAAGAGCGCCTACTCCTAAAGCATTCTCTCCATCCTCCCCTGGAGAAACTGCTTGTTCTAATGCAGCAAGTATGTCTCTCTCATCTTGCTTCTGAGCAAGTTCAATAGGGTCATCTGTAAAATCTGGACTATCTTCATCTACGCGACCTTGAATATCGTACTCTGAGTCTTGTTTAATCTTGTATGCACCTAGTGGGTAGTTAAACTCAAAGGCACCTTTAATTTCAACTGGAGCATCTGGTTGTTTAGGTAGATCTGCTTTCTTTTTATTATTACCAGGGAAATCTCCAGCATCATTTATAATTTTTAATCTTTGACCGAAGTTCTTCCATCTTTGTTCTTGTTGTTTAGATGGAGCATCTACCATCGCAGAGTTCATGTAGTCATCTAATGCATCAGCAAATTCTTCTGGCTGAAGTTTTTCATCTAAAAAGAAATTAGCAATTTCATCAGCAGACATTGCATCAATTTTGTTTAAATCTTCTTCTTTATATCCATAAGCAGGCGCAAAGTTTTTAATCTCTTCACGAGCCTTCTGAGCATACTCTGTAGCTCTAGCATCTTTATCTTTATCTACATAAGCCCAGTTCTGATAAACCTTGTTTTCTAAAAGACTGTTTTCATCTTTTACTGAAATCTCACCTTGCTCTACAACTCTTGCTACAAAGTTATCCTGCTTATATACGTTTTCTAAATCTGCTGGCTCTGTGGCTCTGCGTAACATAAGAGCATTGTTTTTCTCTTCAATATCCCAACCCTCGGGGACGGTGCGATCTAAAGCATCTACTCTGTCATCAGCATTCTTCTTTAACTCTGCTTTACGATTTGCAATGGCATTTTCTTTGTCTTTTTTCTCAGCCATAAGGCGCTCATAAGCATTAGGTCCTGGTCTATCTTCAGCAGGAATTAAGCCTTGTCTAAATGGAAGACTTGCTTGAGGATTTAATAGTTGGTCTTCGTTTCCTTCTAGTTTGTCTTGAACATCTGCCCAAGTTTTTACTACATCAATTTGCTCGGCTGACTTAGCATTTAATATTTGATAGTCTTTTGTGCCATCATCTTGTTTAGAAACGAAGACTACAAACTCTTTATTAGAATCTACATATCTTTCTACTTTATCGCCAAACTCTTTATAATCTTCGTCTTTTTCCCATCCGTTAGGGGCATCAAGAAATACTAAATCTTTTTCATTTATAACTTCATCAGTTACGCTTGGAATTATAGGTTCAGGAGAGTAGCCATCTGGAGTAGGTAGAACTGCTTTTATATATTCGCCCTTAGCAGGATTTATCTCAGCGATTCTTCCATTTGGAAACTCTACTTCTACATCTTTACTATTTTTAGCGTTTGCAACTACTCTTCCACTAAGACTAAATATATTTCCATCAAGACGGCGAATAAGGGCACGAATGCCTCCGCCTTCATAAGCAAATCTTCCCTTGCGATCACGACGTTGACGTCTAGCACGAGCACTACGGGACTCAAAAGAGTTTCCATCAGTTGCTGCAATTAAAGCCTCGCCAGGAATCATCCCTTGAGGAAGTGAAAGTAGTATTGAAGTGTAGTAAAGATGCTCTACAGATCCTGGTATAGATTCAAATGCTGAAGCAAGAACTGCTTTTGCTTTTTCGTCTGTAATTCTTGGGTCAGCAGCAAACCAACGAGAGCGTGCAACTCTTAATGCACTAGCAGTCATAGAGTGCTCGCGGGTTGAGCGCGGATGAGAGATTGGCAGTAAATCTGTGTTAGTTGCGTAGAAGAAATCACTCTTATTATGTTTAGCAAGTGATATGTACTTATTGAGTTCTTTAATTGCTAAGTGCTCACGAAGAGATAGTGGTAGCCCTTTACTCTCTTCTAGAGAACGCATAACTACAGAGAAGGCAGCTTTTTTAGTAATTTTTCTTGCAGTAGATGTAGAGAAGTTTGAGTTGTCTACGATTGATAAAACTTTATCTCTTAAATCTATTGCTTGTTTAATAGCATTAGCGCGACGACCTTCAGGAGTGATTGCATAACTAATTCTTCTTACTCTACTCATGCTTGATCCTCCTCTTCTAAAACTGGAAGCAAATCTGCATCTAAACTACCTTTTCCTAATGAGGCAAGTAGTGATGCTCTTAAGAACGGGTCTTCTCCGTTTTTAACTGCTCTTAACCAACTTGCTCTGATTGCAGGCTCTGCTTCATATCCATAACCTAGATACTCAGTCATAGCAAAAATTGCATCTTCTACAGTTTCATAATCTTCTTTGTTCTTTAGTAAAACATTTAACTCTTGCTCTATTACATATTCATCTAACTCATCTTTTACTTCAGTTAAATCTTTACTGCCTTCTACCTTAACAACCCCATCAGGTATTACAGCAAATCTGCATTTTCCTGTTGGCTCAACTGGGAGAGCAATGATTTTACAATCCGAACCGCCAGCATATAGAACGCAATTGGCGCAAGTAACACCAATAGAAGCAACTTCATTTTCCGCTGGTGGCGTATAGCCTGCCCAGATGCCTTCTTCGTCTTCATTAAATTTTCCATACTTCTGTGAGATTTCAATTAATGCGTTTGCTAAATCTTGTTCTTCAGGAACTAAACCTGCTGCAGTAATAGAGTTTGATTTTTTATTGCTACGGGGATGAGAAGATGGTAGCAAATCATTGTCTGACTTATAAGCAGCATTTGTTGGTCTACCAGATTTAAGTAGTTTAAGATAAGCATTTACTCGTGCCATTGCCCACTGATTACGGTTCATACCAGGACGATGTGAAACAGAGAATGCTCCAGCGCCACGACGATAAACTGCTTTTAACATACCTAAAGTTGCTCTTCTTCCTTTAGGACTTTTTTCATTATGCTTAGATGCTTTTTCTTTAAGAGAATTTTCTACTGCTTTAGAAAAAACAACTTTACGAGAACCTGATGCAGAGCCTTTAGCGTTTTTATCTGAACCTTTTACTTGATCTTTTTTAGGAGCAGGTTTTGATCCAGCGGCAGCAGAAATAGAGGTAGAGACAGGAACATATTCCTTACTACCTTCTTTTACCCAGTTAGAGGGTACCCACTGCTTTGCCATTTTTATTATTTACATTCCTTGGTATGTAGTTGCTTTTAGTTGCCAATCCCATTTTGCATGCATATCAATACGTCCTGCAATAAAATCTGCGATACCTTGTTCGTTTGCTTGATTTGCTATATCAAATGCCATTCTTAAACCATTAAGCATTACAGCATTAGCAATAAGAATGTCTTTAGCAAGATCTATACACATATATCCAACTTCAGTATCTTCAATATTTGACATACGAGCAAACTCAACCAAACGGAATGGAGAAACTGCTCCAAGTTTTCTGATGTTCTCGGCGAAAGGATCTATAGATCCATCAATGTCTTCATATATCTCACCGAAGAACTCGTGGAACTCTGCAAAATCTTGTCCCATAACATTCCAATGCGCTCCTTGTACTTTATGAGAAAGCACTACAGCATCACTAAGACCCACTGCTAAAGCATTAACTAGTTCTGGTTTTTCTACGTTCATTGTGTAACTCCTTGTTGCTCAGTAGGGGGTTGTGTTGCTTGTTGTAGAACTTGTTCAACCTCTGGTGGCAGGGGAGCAACAGAATTTTCTTGTTGTGTGTCTCTAACTGCATTCATCATTTCTGGAGCAACAGTGTTCAACATTGCTTCTGTTAACTCTGGACCAATTGAGCCCTTCTCGGAAAGCATACGGATAGCAAGTTCATTCGGTGTTGGCGCATCCATAGATGAGAATCCATGAGCACGTCTCCATGAGTCGTAAGAAATAGCGCCACGATCAAATCCTGAGTCAGCATCGGCTGCTTTATCATTTCTAGTAGCAACTGCTGAAGGGTCATACCAAACAACAATTCGATCTACTTCTGATTCAGTGAATCCTTGTGCCTTAAGGTATGGGCGTAAGTAAACAACTGTTAAAGCATCAGCAATTAATAGCATTAATGGTTCGATGTGTGCCTTATATAGTGACTCATCGATTTGAAGTGCGTTTGAATACTTAACATTTGCTAGACCAGTAACAACATCCTTAGGAACATCTAGTCCTTGAAGGATTCGCTCTAATACTCTGTCGGCGCGAGAAGCAAGTGCTGGATCAAATGAACGCTCGAACTTAAATTGTTTAATCCTGTCGCCAAGTTCAGCAGGACCGCGAATAATAAGTGGAACTACTGCGCTAGCAGACTCCTCATCACGAATAGGAGTTGTCATAGCGTCAATTAATTGTTCTTCAAACTCATCCTCTGCTTCTTCTGCAGTAAATCCTGGGTTCGCTTCGCTATCTGTGTCATACGGATAATCTGGGTCGCCACCTGCTGCAACTGACAAGCCGTCTGGTAAATAAAGTGCACCAGCATTTAGGCGTGAACGTGCTGTAGCACGGAATGTTCTATTAAGAAGTAAAAG